AGACTTAATATCATGACGGAGGAGTCAGACCAAGGGTATCCAAATCCTTGGACGGCGAAAACCATGACGGTGTCACCAGACTCTGAACCGAAATATTTTTGTAGTGTTGGATTGATTATGTCAACTACACGCATTTATAGCGTTTCGGAAGGGGCCTAAGAAGTTGTAACTTCATACGGGCTCGTTGCATTTGTAATTACCTTTCAGTCAATAATTACGCAACCGGCGGGCCATACCCTGTTTTCACATACCCACCGCAAACTTTGATCATCTTACTTACAACAAAGGTTGCGTTCATATGATTTTGCCATTGCACATCCAATGGACCTGGCTGTTGCGCTCTATTCTGAACGACACGCCGGCGAAAAATTGACTAGGCTCGCTAACCCTGTATTGTGAAGCACTAACAGTAATTGATTCTTGGATTTGTAGTTTTAAGATTTGGGTTTGCTTTAGATGAAACCTATACGCTAATGACCTTATACGTTCACGGGGCGCGTCACTCCCGCTATCTAATTGATTTGCTTGAACAGTTTTGCTGTTACACTATTTTAGCATCGCTACATGTTACATGTAGCGATTCTTGATAGATTAAAATTCCACAGATGGATCGCAGGTAAATGCCCTCATTTCATCAATTCTGCGCAACCACCCCTTTAAGAATCTTGATTGGTTTGGCTTATTAGCAACAATGGATCTGTAGAATTTCTCACGTTGATCGCAGATAGCCAAGCATGTCTCAATTGGATCAGCATCGTTGGCAGCGCCGAGGGTTTGTGGTCCCACTGCGCCGTCATCGTTAAGACCCAGGGCGCGTTGAAGAAACTTGTTTGCCCTGCCTATTCCGTGATTTACGCATCCATCAAAATGCAAGACAGCTACTCTTGATGGAAGTTCTCCACAATGTCCGGCTTGCCAGTAACGATGAAAATATATGCCTTTTGCTTCTTCCCATGTCAGATTGTAGATATCGACGTCTGGATTAGCATTCTTAGCAATCCCAAACTTTGTTTCGCCACCACGATCTAAAGGATCATCTACATATCCAACAGCTTTTCGCTGCTCTCTTGTGTCTACAAGGCCAGCTTCAACCTCCGGGGTTAATTCCCAATGCCCACCAACTTCATATAACATTGCGTGATCAACTGCCGCTTCAAATGCTTCTGTAGACATGATGACTCCTATTCATTTTCATTATTTATCAAATCAGGATAAATAGTATAAACAGGGGATATAATGCCATCCAAATCAAAAGCTAAAGGTAATGCGTGGGAATTAGAAGTTGCTAAATTCCTAACAGATACCTATAATGAATCATTTCTTCGCGTGCCAAGTAGCGGTGCGTTTGTGGGTGGTAAGAATACACACCGTAAGGCAACAATAGATAAAGCTCAATTACAGAGTAAGAAAGGTGATATACATCCGCCAATGGGATGGAATCACTTCAACCTAGAATGCAAGAGCTATGCCGACTTTCCGTTTCACCAACTCTGGTATGCAGATGTGAAGATCCTCGACTCCTGGATTGCACAGCAAAAAGAAGTCGAGGATGAGGGAGACTTGAATCTAATTCTTATTAAGATATCTCGGAAAGACAAATGGGTAGTGTATCCTCAAAATTTAGGATTAACTGTTGACCGTGGGTTAGTGTACAAGGGATGGGTATTTGCAAGTTGGGATGACTTTTGGTCGAAGGAGCAGAACGTTTCTTCTGTGAAGAAGTTTGCGGCTGAATCGGTAATAGTCCTGCCCTCTGCATAAACTCCTTGCGATATTTCCTTGAAATATTTGCAGGCCAGTGCGGCGATACATATTCAATTTTAAGACTTGGTATATTATACCAATCCTGATAAGAATATCTAGGTGCAGTTTTTGTAGAGCCCCTAAAATATCGTTCAATTCTGTCCAGCGCGGCCTGGCACTCCGATAATCTAAAAGTAACGAGCAAAACAAGACGTCTGTCGATAAACATTCCGTGTGCAATTATTGGATCATTATCACGTAGCCTGTTAAAAGACGCATCATCAACGATTGTTGAAAATACACCGGTGCCGGATAATTGGCCACTTTGAAATTTTCTATCTAAATTTTCCGAAGTATGTTGCTCGGCCTTAATCTCGTAATGGTTACCAAATACAAGGCAGGTTGCATCAAAAATAGACTCCCCATTTACAGTGCTGTGCATTTGTGTGTTATGCTTGAGACCTAGCTGCCTTGCAATTAATGCTTCGCGCAGCAACACATTTGATTTCTTATCATCTAATATCGAAAGTAATAATTGTCTATGTCTCGGGCCTTCTGTTAATAATTCAAATTCTGCATCATCCCATAATATGTAACGATGTAAGGCATTCATATCCTCTTCAGTGACCATTTGATTTCCTTTTTGTTATTATGAAGTCCTAGTGTAACAAGAAGTTCTAAGAAATTGCAAGAGCATCATTGCTCTCGAGAGACGTAAACCCGCCCTCTTTAATCACTTTTAGGACATTAGACACTCTTCCAATAAGTTCGTCGCGGTGACTAATCAGGAATATGTTTCGTTTACTTTCTCTTCCCATTTTCTTTAGAATAGCTAAAGATGCTTCGACACCTGCACTATCTAATCCTTGATCCAATAATTCGTCAATGAACAATAAATTAATTTTATCATTCATGGATTCGAAAACATCTCTAAAACTCCATGATAGAGATAGGATAAGTCTAGTACGCTCGCCTCGTGAAAGATTATCAAAATCGAATTCCTTTCCGTACATAGTAATCTCGACTTCCAGGTCGGACTTAAACTGAACCGAGTGGGGAAGTCCAATGTCTGCAAGATAATGTGCAAGGCGATGGTTAAGAAATGCTAGATTTTGATCGATAATCTTCTTACGAATAAAGCTGTCTTTGTTTGTTAATAGCTTCATTAGAAATTCTTGATGGTCACGTAATTTTACTAATTCGTTGAGCTTAGTAAAATCAATCTCTTGCAAACCATCCTTTTTCAATGCATCAATTTGATCTACATATGGATTTGCAGAATCTAATTCAATTGATAAACTGTTACCAAGCGTATCAAGTGTTGACTTGTGTCCGTAGGCTTCATCAATTGTTGAATAGAAAGTTTCGGGCAATTTAGGAATTAGTGAAGCAACAGAATCAGCAAGGGTCTTAATTTCATCCCTTTTAGCAGCCTTCTCGTTGAGTCTCTTTAGTGCATCTTTATGATCCTCGGAATCTTCCTCATGCAATTTCTTGTGCGTTTCAGCATCCATTGCTTGATTGCACTTTGGACAAATTTCGGCAGAATAACTGTTTAGATTTTTTTCTAAACGAGTCTTTATTCTTGTAATCTCTGTTACTTCTTTTTCTAGTCCACCTAATTCTTTTGCTAGTGATCGATGTTCGGCTGTTAGATCTTCTACTTCCTTTTTAGACTTATGTAAAGCAATCTCATTGTCAATGTCGACGTTGAGCATCTCCATAATAGAAGATTGTAACTTATCTATTTTCTGCGCCTTCGAACGGTCCCAGGCGGATGACTTTGCCTCGAGAGCCAAGATATTCTGTTCAATTCGTTTATTCGCCTCACCCGCCGCCGAAATACGAAACTCTTCCTCTCTAATTTCCTCACGAGTTACTTTCGCCTCCTCTTTAAGCTTTTCAGCCTTTTCAGATAACTTGGTGATTCCCAGAAGTTGTTCAATTATCACACGCTGATCATTTGTACGTAAGGCAAGAAATGGCTCAACGTAAGTATTCAACGCGAGAATATGTTTAAACATGTCATGTGAAACACCTATAATACGCTCAATCTCAACCTGTGTATGTCTGCCTTCACCCTGTGATTCGTCTTCACTTGTTTCCTTTTCGACACCATCTTTGGAGAACTTAAAAATACCGGGTTTGCGGCCGCGTTCAATTTTATAACTAATACCATTCATTTCGAATGTTAGTGTAACCAACATATTTTTCATGTTGGTTTTATTGATAAGATTATCTTTCTTAATGTTCGTGAGAGCAGATCCATATAATGCATAACTCAGCGCATTAACTATGGTAGATTTACCAACACCGTTGCGATTATCGTTACCACCGAGGTCGAGATTTTCACCTAGAACAAGAACTAGATCATCACTACTAAAATTAATTGACTGAGTAACATTGCCAATACTCATGAAGTTTTTTATTGTTAGTCCATGTAATTTCAGCATCTGTTACAGTCCATTATAAATTTCTATTAATTTGTTTGAATCGAATGCATCGCTATCAATATTAGTAAGTTGTTCTATAACAATTTGATCAACGGTTTTGAAGGTAATATCACCCTCATAATCTTTTGATAGCTCGTCGTCTTGATTCTTAACTAACTTAAACTCTCTTACGCTATATTGTGCAAGAAATGTTTCTCGAAGAAATGTTGCCTCTTCGTAGGTTATGTCAATGTCGAGCGTGACCTGCATGTATGTTTTCGGCTTCAGGTAGATATCGGGATTGGCGAGCAATGCAGCTAAATTGATGCTGATAAATCTCGGGCCATCAGTGTAGTCGAGAAATTCAGGCTCTTTGTCCCACTCTAAATAAACAGCACCGCGTTCAAAGTCCCATACATCGGAGTAATTATGTCCAAAAGGATTACCAATATAATTAATCTTACCCTTTGTTTGCCTCTTGTGGAAATGTCCGGAAAATACCATTTCTTGATGCTTAAAGTGATCGGCATTAAGAGTTCCGTGATCGGGCATCTCCACTGACGCATTCATCTTAAAGCCCGGAAGCTCCAAATGACCAAACAGATATTTTGTCTTTATGTTAGTAAGTCCCTTCCACTCCTCCTCAACAAGCCACGGAATGAGGGCAACATCTCCTTCAATCATTGGTTTATCAACTAAGACTATATTAGGAAATTCGCTACCTACTACCATAGAATGAATTTCTCTCTTCTCACGATAAAAGAGATCGTGATTCCCCACCATAACATAAGTTTTCTTAAAGGCAGCATTTAGCTTCCTTAAAGCCTGCATGGTGTAATCTAATGTCAGAATATTAATATTTGACCTGTGGTGATGCCAATCGCCGAGAAATAGGCAAGTATCGACTCCACGAGATTTTGCTTCAGTAATTAACCAGTCAACGAAATCTAAACAATCCTGATTATGTTCGGCAGAATTGTGTCTAAGACCAAAATGAATATCAGTGAAGCAAACAACCTTTTCGAATAGATTATTCGTGATCATCTTTTGCCGCTTCCTGAGCATCCTCTCTTAGGCGCCTAATTTCGCCTTCTACCGCCAATTGCCTTGAGAAGCTCGGGCTTGCACCACTATCAATTAGCAAATCATCACGAAGATCTTGGTTCTTCTTTTCTAAGTTCAAAACCCGTGTGAAACTATTTTGTAAAGACTGGGTGTAATACGAGAACGGATTATCACTTTTCGATTCATCGAATTGTAATCCCATCTGCGCAAGTTGGAGTAACGCCTGACCCTTCATTTCGTCAATGTAAGTATAGCCGCGCCAGTTGCCACGTTGACCATATTTGTTGACCATAAGAATGAACATCTTGGCTAGCTTGTTTGTAATGCTGCCGCGCTCTAGATTAAACTTTCCGTTTTTGGAATGTGAACGGCCAACCTCTTTTGCAGCACCGTTTTCAATGATGTAATGTTTGAAGGGGAAGAAATTCAACTTAACATGACTATCTGCAACACTCTTTGGATTCTTTTTTCTACCCGGTGCGTGTGGAATGTGCTCAAATGTAAGAACTCTAAATACAAGATCATCAACGGAAATTGTGTCAGATTTTACCTTAAATTCTGAAAGTTTTGGTCTGTCAGGTCGGCTCGCAACCGCAGCTTCAAACGCAGTCACACCCATTCTTGCTGCTCTAGTTATCTTAGCTTTTTCCTGTACTTCAGAAAGATAAATTTCTTGAATATTTTCTACAATAGCATCATAATCGCTATATTTAGGATCAATGTACTCTGAAAAAGAATTCTTGCTGCGATGAATTTCTTTGAGCATATCCTTATTGTTGAGATAATTTACTTTCTTGACCGGAATCATTGCAGGTGTTATTGGAATGAATAGGTCTTCGTCGTCTTCTAGTTGTTCTTGTTCAGTCATTAAGATCTTCTCCTTTAGAGGGTTTCATGTAGTGTAACACAAAGAAGTTCAGTAGTCAAGGGGTTCGTAATTAACATATGTGTTTATAACCAAGATAAATAAGAAGATAGGAGACTACACGCATGCCACAACAAGACTATAGAGCAAGATTACAGCCTAAGGATATCAATCAGGCTTTGACTATTCTTGGCCCTCGTGATAAGTCGAACATACTGTTTCCGCTTTACTCTACCCGTGGTGTGCTCTTTCCATATACCCCATCAGTAACCACCGGTAATATTGCCGAATATGATACAAGCAGTTTTACTCATACCATTTATAATTACAATGCTTATGTCCGATCATACCCTAAGCCTATAAGCATCACAGCTGAATTTACAGCACAGTCAAACGATGAAGCACTATATTTATTAGCGGTCATTCACTTCTTCCGTGCAGTCACGAAATCATATTTTGGAGTCACACCATATAATAGGGCCGGAACTCCACCGCCTGTATTACTATTCAACTATTTAGGTGAATTCCAATTTAACAACGTTCCGGTATTACCAAAGTCATTTGACTTTACGTACCCTGCGGACATTGATTATGTGCCGGTCGATACAGTGCAAAACCAAATTTATTCTGCCGGCATCGGGGTGAGTCTTCCAGCCGGATCCTCGGGTGGATATACATATGTCCCGACACATATGACTGTTTCAATTGAACTTGAAACGCAATACATTCCTATTAAGCTTAGAAATGAATTTAATCTCGACGAGTTTAGATCTGGTAAATTAGTTGGTAGGGGTTATATCTAAATGGCACAAAATTCAAAAGATACAAGTCAATATTTGGCCACTCCTGTTACGAATTGGTACCTGGATTTATGGGTTCAAAGAAAAATTCCAAAGAGTGATTTCGATAAGATTATTGTTATTCCACCAGCATATGATCAGCGCCCTGATCTGTTGAGTCAAGAGGAATACGGTACACCAAAACTATGGTGGGTTTTCTGTCTAAGAAATCCGGATCTAATGGCTGACCCAATTAACGATTTTGTTGCCGGACTCGAAATATTTGTACCGGTAAACATTCTGAAACAATAATATGGACTTGCTTAAGAAATTCATGGCCGGGCTCGGCGGCGACTTCGGCGGCGGCGGAGCTTCGGGCTCCTGGGAACCTCCGGTAGGCCCTGCACTTGATCAAACTGCGGCTGAAACCGCACGTCTTGCACGTCAATCTATTAAAGGTCAGATGGATAACCAGTCCCCTGCCGAAACTGCGCGCCTAAACAGAGCTGGCCTACCGTCATTTTCCAAACCAGATAATAATTATTCCCATGAGGGAAATAATATAGTTACACATTCTACAGATGAGGATCTTAATTTAGTTCTTAAAATTCAGCCAAATATACTAGATAATTACGATGCAGCCACATATCACTGGAAACTGTTTATCACTGATCCCGATAGTTCAAGTTCTGGCGAAATTTTTAATGTAGCAAATCAAACTATTATAGCTGAAACATCAGTCACTGATCTTACAATAGATAAGGTAGAAATTCGTGGAGTTACAACACCATCTGTTGAAACAGGTACAGGAGTCTCAACAAATGTAAAATTTGAAATTACCGAACCTGCAGGCGCAGGACTTGTTGATAGAATGTTCTATCAATCCATTGCCCTGGGCATCGGTAATTGGGCAGTCATGCCTGTATATCTGCAATTACAATTTAAGAATAGAAATCCCGGAACTTCGGACCCCGACGAAGGATCGTTGGGTTCACTTGCTAGCTTAAGGTGGATATGGACGTTAAAACTTACACGCATTAAGGCGCAAGTGTCGACAGTTGGAACACGTTACGAATTTGAAGCAATCATTTATAATGAATTTGTGCAGTCGAATGCAATTTTTACATTACAACAGAATACCGTGTTAAATGATGTTGACACATTCCTAAAGGCAATGTCGGAATTACAAGATAAATTAAATTCCGATCAATTACTGAAACTTGTCGACAATTATAGCATACCAGATTCATTTAAGATTATTGTCGATCCTAAGATTGCCGATTATAAAATAACTCCTATAGACAATAATACAAATCCCACCCGCAATGGTAATTATGTAAAACTTGAAAATAAGGATGCATCGTTTCCATCGGGCACATCAATTGATAAGGTAATTGATTCATTACTGGCACAAACAGGGGAATATCAAAAAAGTATGTTGAATGCACCCACACCGGGTAGCGACGGCAAACCAATAACCCAAGAAGTTAGTCAAATGAAACAATTCTGGAGAATCATTACAGAAACCAGACCATTACAATTTGATCCTCGGCGTCAGGATGTTGCTAAGGAATTTACTATCTTTGTTGTTGAATATGATATTGGAATTCTCGATGCGAATGTGTTTCAAACTTCGGCACCACCGCTAACACTTGCGGCCGAACGGAAAAGGTTAGCAACATATATTAAGAAAAGTATCCTAAAGAAGAAATATAACTATATCTTCACAGGACTAAATGATCAGATTCTTAATTTTGACCTAACCATTAATAATGCTTTCGCAAATTCGCAGGCGCGGTTTGGGGGAATATATCAAAATCCTGCTATGTCAGATAAAGGTCCGGTAACGCATGAACATGCCGCCGATGAAGCTAAAGTAACTAATGCTCTTAGTGCTGCAATTTCCCTGCAAAATAATGCTAAAACAGCGAATACAGCAGCAGCACAAACAGCTCTTACAGATGCACGCACAGCGATTACGACATCGACGTTATCCGACGCAACAAAACAGCGATATCTATTACTCTTAGAAAAATCCAAGCCGGAAAGTAGAATGAACTTCTTAAGTGAAGTTCAAAAACGCGGCGGGATTAATAATGATGGAACATTATCTGGCGAAAGGGCTAAGGCGGTTAATTTAGCGAAACCAATTACAGAAAAAATAACTCAGGAACAATTTAATTTCATCTCAGATGTTGATATTGAGTCGCAGGCTGCTAAATCTGCTTATACAAGATTAATGGAGAGTAGTCAAGGGAAACTAAGACCCATTGCGCGAATTGAATCAATGCAGGATCGGCAAGTTGGATTAGGTGTTGAGTCGAGTAGTAATTCGGGAATCCAGAAATTATCAAATATGTTTTCTGTTGCATTACATAGCGGGCTCGATAGTTCATTTCAGAGAATTAGGATGACAATTAAAGGAGATCCTTTTTGGTTATTTCCACAGCCAGTCGAACATGCAAATGCAAAGATCTTTAATTCATTGAAGTCTCCGACCGAGGCAATTGATTGGATTAAATCTGCACATTTCAGGGCGGTTGATTCGGTTAATTATTATGGCACGGATAATTTTCTAATTATACGATTCAGAACTCCGAGAATTTTTAACATAGAAGAGAATCCCGATACAAGTGATCCGAATACAGATATTGAAACATTCAGCGGTATTTATAAGGTAGTTGAGGTAACAAGTAAATTTGGGGTAGGTAAATTTGAACAAGAATTGGTATGTATTCTTGATCCGGAAATTAGATTACTAAATGTTATGGATCAAATTAATACAGAATCTGCAAAGAAAGATGTGCCAACATCACCTAAAGATTTAACAACTACAAACCCGTTTCCCGAATCGGCAATTAAAGCACCAAAAATTATGGGTGTAAATGAATCAGCAGCAGAAATAGCAAGATTGGCAAGACAGTCGACTGTCGGCGATGCATCTGCAAGATTAACATCCAATGTGCCATCACCAGTCGCAAGTTTAATTGCTGGTCTACCACCGAGATACACATAATGTCATATCTAGATACAAATACACGAACTACTAAGCCTACATCTAATGATAAATTTAATCCGATGGGTAGATTTCCTGCGCACTTCGGTGTGTTTGTGGGATTCGTAAAAGACGCCGCTGATGTTCAGAAAAATGGAAGACTTCGTGTATGGATTCCCGAATTTGGCTCAGCCCCACACGATGAACAGGGTTGGGTTACCGCAAACTACTGTTCTCCGTTCGCCGGAGCAACCAATGTAGAAACAATTAGTAAAACTGATTTAGAAAACTTCGATAAAACACAGACCTCGTATGGTATGTGGATGATACCACCGGACATCAATAATCAGGTTCTTGTTATGTTCATAGGTGGCGACCCTGCACGTGGCATCTGGATAGGTTCTCTATTCAATCAATTCATGAATAATATGGTACCCGGCATGGCCTCTAATGTTAGTAGTTGGCAATATCCCGGAAAACAAGTACCAATTGCCGAATACAATAAATGGGATAAAAAAGTTGTACAACCGGATCGTGCATTTAAACCATATGAGAAAACAAAGTTTAAAGGCTTAGGAAATCAAGGTCTTATCACAGATGAGGGTCGAGGTATTACTACCTCTAGTGCTAGGCGCGAGGCACCAAGTAATGTATTTGGAATTCTTACTCCGGGCCCAGTAGTAGATACCACAGCACCGCCGGGTGATATTCGCCGCAAAGGTGGATCATCTTTTATCATGGATGATGGTACAGGAACAGAATATGTTCAACTTACAACCAAGTCTGGCGCGCAGATTAGACTAGATGAAAGTAATGGGTTTGTATACCTTATCAATCGCGACGGTACAGCCTGGGTGCAGATGGATCAAAAGGGAAATATTGACATCTTCGGCGCAACTAGCATTTCTATGCGAGCACAAAAAGATATTAATCTTCGTGCAGACGGGAATGTTAATATCGAAGCCGGACAAAATATTTTCATGAAGGCTGCTAAAGATACAAAAACCTCAACTACATCCTTTACATACGATATAAACAACGTTCCAAAACCGTCGACAATTCCTTACTACAAATTTGTAGGAGAAGGTGCCGGCGAGGGAGGTAATATTGTAATGCAGGCCCTTAATGACACTCATACCAAAGTTAAAAATAATTCCTATATTACAATAGGAAAGAATTTTGAATTAAAGGTTACCGGTACAATTGATATCAGTGCAGATGGCGAATATAACCTTACAGCACCTAGTATTAAGAATGTCGGCGCAGTTAAGATTCGAGGCACACTTGATGTAACAGGTGCAACAACTCTCGGAAGTACATTAGGTGTGAAGGCAGGCGTAAATGCCAGTTCGTTGAGTTTGTCCGGAAATATTACAGCTGGTACAATTGTAGGAACCTTCCCCGGACTTCGCAGCGGGCCTGGCGCAACCACCGGCGGTCCCGGAACAGCCGGCCCGTCAGTTAATATTCCAACACCACCGGCGGTGACTCCTGCAGAAGTTAAGCAACTTGTTGAAAAGATTAATATCCTAGCCACATGGTCTGATCCAGAATCAAAGTTCAAACGAAATGCAGAATCAGTGCAGACAACGGTTAGTGTATTACCGACATACGAACCATGTCCTGAGCACGAGACATTTAAATTCTCATCAATTGCAGGATATTCTCCAGCCCAAACAGAAGGTGCAAAGACTTACGAAGGATCTGGCGGCGGAGGAGCAACAACTTCGCCGCCAACAAACACCGACCCTGGTGCAAATAATAAAGAGTTGCCGCCAACGCCGGCTACTGAAAGTGCTGTGTCTAAAGACTTTAATATGGCAGCCTATGAGTGTCAATTAAAGATACACGAAGGTGTAAAATATGTTTCGTATAATGATTCACTAGGTTTACCAACAGCCGGAATCGGTCATCTATTAAGAACTAATGAAATATCTCAATATCCTGTACCAACACCTGTAACACCAGCGCAAGTGTCGGCCTGGTTCCAACTAGACGCACCTATTTCTATCTCTGGAGCACAAAGATTATTGGGTGTCGACACATGGGGCGGATTATCTGATATTAGAAAACGTGCATGTGCAGATTTATGTTACAATATGGGCGAGCGCAGATTATCAAAATTTGTTAGATTTATTGCGGCTATGAAGGCAGGTAATTATGATCTTGCAGGACAATCTTTAAGGGAATCAATTTGGTTTACGCAGGTAGGATTACGCGGGCCAAAGATTATTGCAATGATTGTGCAAAATATAGATCCTAACGGCTGCGATAAGAAATTCCCCGCCGCTTAATATACTCCCATTTAATTCTGTTGATAAATAACAGAAAGGGAGTATTATGGCATCTATTCAAACCGGATTAGTACAACAGAAGCGAGTTACTCGCACGCCTTTTTTTGTAGGCTTTAATACCGTGAATCAACCTAACCCCCCATACTCGCTAACTAATTTAGAATTGGTTAAAAGAGATATTCTTAATCACTTTGCTACACCATTAGGATCACGAGTAATGTTACCGTCATTTGGAACTCGTATCTACGATTTACTATTTGACCCGTTTGATGAATATACAAGAAATGCAATCATTGAAGATGCTGTTCGTGTTGTTGCAACAGACCCGAGAGTTGAATTAGTGTCAGTGGACGTCTTTCAGGAAGATCAAGCATTAAATGTTATTATGGTCGTTTTATTTAAACCGGAATCGGTGACTGATAATCTGTTCGTCACATTTAGTCTTAAGGACAGGGAGACATTTTAATGTCAGAATCAATTCGCCAATCAAACTTATTTGCTGCCGAAGACTACAAGAAAGTTTTCAAGGCATATCAATTTATTGATTATACTGCTTACGACTTCGATACTCTGAAGCAGGCTCTAATCAATTACATCCAAACATATTACCCAGAGGATTTCAACGACTATATTGAAAGTTCTGAATTTATTGCAATCATTGAATTGATTGCATATTTTGGCACAAGCCTTGCATTCAGAACAGACCTAAACAGCCGCGAAAACTTTATCGATACCGCCGAGCGTAGGGAAAGTATTATCCGTCTTGCACAGATGGTTAATTATGTTCCGCGTAGAAATATTCCTGCAAGTGGTCTATTTAAAATTGCAGCAGTGCAAACAGACCAGCCGCTTACAGATGCCAACGGCGTAAACATTAACGACCTAACAATCTACTGGAATGATCCAAACAATCCCGATTGGTTCGATCAATTTGTGCAAATTTGCAATGCTGCCTTTAGCACACTCAACCCATTTGGTCGTCCAACTAAGAGTGGCACAATTGGCTCAATTCCGACGGATTTATATCAGCTAAACAATGTAACAAAATTAACGGTCACATATCCAACTACCATTACGGTTAACGGCCAACAATATCCAATTGATGTCTGTAATCCCGACTTTGTAACAAACGAAACAATCTTCGAACGAGATCCCGATCCTGCCAACCCGTTTAACTTTATCTACAGAAACGACAGCTTAGGTGTATCGTCTGACAACACTGGATTCTTCCTGTATTTCAAACAAGGTAATCTAA